CACCTGCTGGGCGGGGGGCAGCACCTGCACGTCCACGGCGATCTCCCGCACCTGCTCCAGTCGGGCCTGGAGCTGTTCCAGCAGCGTGTCGTCCGGCATGCCGCCCTGGGCCGCCACCACCACGTCCACCGTTCCCACCCCCCGGTTGCGGGGAAGGACCGCGGCAGCCGCCACACCGGGAAAATCCAGTGCCGTCTGCCGGTAAAACGCAGCGTTGGCGCCGTTTGCCAGGCGGTGATAGGTCTCCATGATCCGCTTGCGCAGCGCATCGTCTCCCTCTGCCTCCTGTCCGCTGGACAGGGCCGCCGGATTGGTGCATGCTGTGATGCCCTGGGGCGGAAGGGCCAGATAGACGATGGTCTCCGCCGGAGTGTTCCAGCCCTCTCCCGCCTGCTCCGCCTCCACCGTCAGCTCCACCATTGTCCCTTCCGCGGGGATTATGCCGGCCTCCACGGTGTAGTAGCGCAGACCGGTCCCTGTCATGCACACCGTGCCCACGGGGATCTCCGCCCCCTCGCTTCTCCCCTCACCGGCAAAAAAACGCACCTTTCCCACGGCTTTTTCCGCCTGCTGCCTAGCAATTCCTCTCAGCCCTGCGTGAAGGTCCAGGGCCTCTCCCCGGGCCGTCTGGGGAAAGCACTGCCTGCCCGTCCACTCCGCCTGGGCATACAGGCCGCTGAGCTGGGCCGCCACCGCGTAGAAACGCACGGCCAGATCGCCGCTGCCGCCGGCAGTGAGGCCGGTGCGGCGCTGAAACTCCAGCGCAAGCTCCTGATAGATTTCTTCTGCACTTTTCAAGCTCAACCCTCCAATTCCACCGCAAGGGCCTGTCCCTGCCAGACCAGCTCCACCCGGATCTTCAGATGGTCACCCATGTCGATGACCTCTGCATCCGTGACGCTCACGCTGTCCAGGCTCTCCAGGGCCTCCGCGGCATACTGCCGCGCCAGGACCTGCCGGGCCGACGGCTTTTCCCGCCGCAGCAGATACATGCTGCTTCCAAACTCCGGCATCAGCGGGAACGCGCCCTTTCTGGCGGTCAGACGAAACAGCACCTCTGCCAGCACCGCCTCTGCTCCGCCGACCGATCTGACGCTGCCCATGCCGTCTGATACGTAATCCTTCCGCTCCATTAAAATACTCATTCAGACCCCTCCGTCTGCCCTTTCAGCAGCTGCGCCACATACTCCGCCAGAGGGATCCCTTCGATCAGTACCTGTCCCTGCAGATCAATGCGCTCCGCCTGCAGGGCCACAAACTGAGGGACAGCCTCCCCGCCCACGCCGATGACGCAGGGCCGCTCTCCCTCTCCTTTCACAACCAGCACCCGGTCCCCGGTCTGCGGAGTCCATCTGTATCCCGCCGGGCCGTAACATTCCAGCCCCCGTACCTCTCTGCCCAGCCGCACGGACAGATCCGGGCCGGTCATGGTCACCAGGCCAAAGCCGGCGCTCTCCGCTCTGGCCGGCTGCTTCTGCTGTTTTCCGATCCACACCGCCTATTCCTCCATTCAAACCCTCAAATCATGCTGTCCGGCTCGCCCAGGATCAGCGTGGTGGTCAGTCCATCTTCGCCGCAGCGCACCTCGGTCTGTGCCACCCGGTAGCGTCCGTTGCCGCCAAAGGCGCCCCGGCTCATGTCCACCAACTGACCGGGCCAGGCCAGGAAAGCCCCGGGCATGGTCACCGTCAGGCGCACCCGCTCCGCGCGGGAGGCCCGCAGCTGATAGTCCGCGGAATACCGCATGGCGCAGCTCTCCGTCTCATTGGGCACTGTCACCACCCGCTGGGCGCAGCCGCCCTGGGCAATAAAGTCCGGGTCCTCCACCCACTGCGTGTCCCAGGAGGAGCGGCGGCGCACCGCCACCCGGCTGAGCACCCCGTGGCGCTGCTCCCGGTATTCCAGGTCCAGCACCGGCGTCCCCTCATCGATCAGCAGCACCTCGTCCTTGTCATGGGGGGCCAGGACCAGCCGCCCCAGTGTGTCAAATCTGGGGATCACGCCGTTGTGATAGCAGGCAAAGTTCTCCACCACGCTCCACTGGCTGCTCCCGCTCCCCACGGAAAAACCGCTGACCGGCGTGAGCTGTCCGCCGCCCACCGTCTCCACGCCAAAGGGGGTGACGTGATTCTCCGCAATATCCGCCCAGGCGGCCCGCTGGTACTGTGCCGGCAGGGCCTCGTTGTCCAGTAGTCTGGCCGCCATGCTTCTGCCGGAGAGCTCCAGGTATCGTCCGTTCTTTCCGCTGGCGCTGCAAACTTCGTCCACCACTCCGGTGAACACCCGCTGCCCCTTCCACTGTGCAAAGAAGCGGGCCGCGCCGGACAGGGTCCTCTCCCCGCCCCACTCCCACAGGCAGCGCACGCGAAAGCTGTCGCAGGGCAGCCCCGTCCCGTAGCAGAACTCCCACTGCACCGCGCCCGGCAGGGTCAGGTGGCTGCCGTCCCCCAGTTCCACCCAGCAGGTCATCATGCCACCCGCACCTCCTGCCCCACCAGGATCAGGTTGGGATTTCGGATCCCGGGGTTCAGCTCCAGCAGCCTCTCCACCGTGGTGTCAAAGCGGTTTGCAATGGCCCACAGGCTGTCCCCCTGTACCACGGTGTACCAGCTCTGCTCCCCGCCGTCCTCCGGCGCGCCCTGCTGGGCATGGCCGCCCTGCTCCGTGCGGGGCTTCAGCTCCGCCTTGACGGAGGAGATGACCTCCCAGAATTCGAAGGAGTAGCGCACATAGTCGCTCCGGGGCTGCTGCTCCAGCTTCAGCCCGACGAACCAGGCCGTGGCGGTCATCCACAGCGGATGGATCAGCAGACCCGGCGTCTCCTCGTAAAACACCGTAGACAGCTGCTTGAAGGTGTCGTAGGCCCCCTCGCCCACAAATTCTCCCTCGCCCCGGAATACCCTCCGGTTCTGGCCCAGGCTCTGAAGATAGTGCCTGCCAAAGGGGATCTTGTGGGCCGCCATGGCCCGCTCCATGGTGATGGTATACACCTGTGGATTGTGCGGCCAGATAAAGTTCTTAAATCTCATCGGTGACAGATTCATCCCTGCCGCCCTCCTCTCAGTAAATGCTCATGCCTCCGTCATACCGGCGGCTGTCCCGGCGTATTGCCCGGTCCAGCTCCGCCACGGTCAGCCGGGTCCCGGGCGCCGCCTCTTCCTGCTGCGTCACCGCCGCAAAGCGGGACGCCCCTGCCTCGGCCGGGGAACTTACCGCCCGGCCCACATCGGCGTAGAGCTTTTCCAGACCGCCGAAGGTCCCGGCGACGGGTCGGAGCAGCATTGCCTCTCCCGCCGTCAGGGGCCGCTTCAGCAGGTCCCACAGGGCGGACCGGCCCGGTTCCCGCCCGTCCGCCTGCCGCAAAAGATCCTCCTGCGTCCGGCGGATAGTCTCCGGCTGCCCCTGTGTTCCCTGCCGGGCAGCGGGCATGGCGGCGGAAATACCGGACGCGGCAGGCGCGCCAAAGGCCCGTTCCGCCTCTGCGTCAGCCTCTCCCGCTCTTCGGCGGGCGATCACCAGGGGGGCAGCAGCATCCGCCAGAGAGAGGTCCGTCTGCTCACCTTCCGGTGTCTGCATGCGGGCCTGCGTCAAAAGTTCTTCCAGCAAATTGGTCATGTTCACCTGCTCCCTTCAACTGTTCGAACCGCGCCAGATCAAACCCACGGTTGAACCCCCAGCTCTCCCGGCTCTCGCCGCACACCGGGCAGCGCTCCTCCTCCGCCTGCTGCCTGCAGGCGGGGCACAGCCGCTCCAGTTCCTCCTCCCGGTCAAGGACCAGGTTGAGGGCGCACCAGAGGTAATCTCTGTCCTTCATCTTTTTGACCCGGTCCTCCGTGGGAAGCGCGCCGAACGCCCGGAGCACGCGCCATTGAAGGCGCGCGTAATGCGCGTGCTCCAGGCTTTTTTTCGCTGTTCCAGGGCCTCCTCCCCCTCCAGGGGGGACGGGTTGCAGGCCCGGTTGAATTCCCCCCACCGGTCAGCCAGGCGGACGATCTCCTCCACCCGCAGCCGCTCCAGCACAGCTTTGCCGCTGTCGTAGACCGGCTTCCCGTCACGCTCTAACGCACGGGCCACTAGGCAGGCATTGGCGCACAGGGCCAGCTCGCTCTCATCGCCGGCCAGTTCTGCGCTCTCCTGCCGCAGCTCCAGGACTTCCCAGGCGGACAGCAGGCGCAGCTCCCCCTCCGCCACCGGGCAGCGCTCACGCGCTGCCCGGAAGTCGGTCAGATACTCCTGCCCTTTCATCTCAGACCCCGGTCTCCATGCGGCTGCGGGCCACAAGGGTCAGCTTCTCCACCACGGTCTCCCGCAGCTTTGCGTTCTCCTCAATGCTGCTCCACTGGCAGTCGGCATAGATCACTCTGCGGTCGGGCTTGCAGATCACCAGGGAGAAGTCCCGCAGGTCATAAAAATTCAGCCCGTCGGCAATGGCGCTGTCCGTGGCGTAAAGGCGGGTCAGCTCGATCACGTGACGCTGAGGGCCCTCCATGGTGGCCACGGGCTCGTCCTCGCCAAAGGCCTCCACGGTGGTGGAGTCTCTGGTGGTCTTGCAGTGATAGCTCTGCACCACCGCCACCTTTTTCCCGTCCAGCTCCAGCCAGATGTCACAGCTGGTGGGGATCCCGGTTACTTGAACGCTCATCTCTCAGTCCCTCCTTACACCGTGATGTGGGCAGACAGCCAGATCTGATTCAGCCCGTGGGTCACCGTGAAAGCGAACTCCACCAGGCACACGGTGGGATCGTCCTCCAGGGGAGAGACCTTCACGTCCTCATAGCTGTCGATGATCTCTTTGGACACCCGCTTCTCCAACTCCAGCACCACCTGGGAGCGGATAGCCCCCCTGGTCTGCTCCGTATTCTTTACCCGGCTGAATCTGGTGCGCAGGGCGGTGCGGATCCCGGGGATCACCTCGTCCACCACCAGAATGGTGGTCAGCTCCCGCCAGGTGGCGTCGGCTGCGCTGCCGGTGGTGGTCCGGGTGGTCACGGCGCGCACCACGCTGCCGCTGCCGCTCACCATTTCCAGGGGGGTCACGCCGCCGCGCACCAGCCGGTCGATGTCCTCCTCGGTGTATACGGCGCCCAGGCCCTTCAGTCCGCTGAGCTCCGCGCCGCCCAGGGGAAGGGCGGGATCGGTATTGCCGGCAATGGCGCCGGCCACAGCGGCGGCGCAGCCGGAACCGTCGGCAGGCTCTCCCGCGTCATTCACGCCGCCGGGGGCCACCAGCACCACGCGCTCGTGGTTCAGACCGGCGGCACGCTGGATCAGCGCCTCCACGCTCTCGCCGGCAGCGGCGCCCACCACGGCAATACGCTCTTTCCGGGCGTTGGAGCACTCCTCCACCATGTCGCGCAGCGCCTGCTGCACGGTCAGCTCCGTGCTGTCGCACACCACGACCGTGACGCCCTGCAATGCCGCCGCCTGCTCAAAGGCTGCGGCGTAGTCCTGGCCGGCAGGAATGCCGTACACCAGACCGGCTCCGTTTTTCAGCGCCAGCCTGGCCATCTCACTGAGAGGGCAGCTGCCCACATCGGCCACGGCGCGGCTGTAGCTGGTCCAGGTATAGGGTCCGGCACCCTGGCTGTCTCCTGCCTTTGCCACAATGGCTGCCGCACCGCCGCCGGGTGCAGCGGCGGTCAGGGCAGACGCCTCATAGGAGGAGTACACGCCGGGCCGCTCATGTGTAGTGATCTCGCTCATATCCTTCTTCCTTTCACTTCAAAATCCGCAAAGGTGCCGGAGCTGTCCACCACAGCCACCAGCCAGCCCTTGCAAAGGCATTGTGCGGGCAGGTGATACAGGCCGTCCCGCTCCAAAAACTCCACCGCCTGGGTGGAGAACTCCTGCACCGTCAGGCCGCCCACCCCCTGGCAGGCCAGGGCCTCGGCCATGAGGCCCACCGCCTGCTGGCAGGCGCTCTCCCCACACTGCCTGGGGGCGTAGAGGTCCAGCCCCAGGGTAAGTTCCACCGCTCTGCCGTAGAGCTCGTCGGGAACGCCGGTCTGCCCATTGTCCCGCAGCCCCAGATAGTGCTGGAACCCGCCGGGGGCGCATACCACCCGGTTCAGGGACACAGCCGCCACCGGGCGGTCCCAGCTCTTGCGCCGGTCTGCCTCCATGGCGGTCACCGCCTCCACGCCGCAGGCGCGCAGAAGCTCCACCGCGCTCTGCCGCAGCTGATTCAGCGCCCCGGTCATCAGGCCGCCTCCTCAGCGGGACGCAGGGCGATCCACAGGTGGGTGGTCACGCCGCCCACCCAAACGGGCCGCACCGTAAGGATCTCGTACCGCTTGCCGCCCCAGGCGACGCTGCCCTCAGCCCCCAAAGCCCCCAGAGGAAGCTCCGGGCTGGCCAGGCAGAGGAACCGGTCGGTGCAGTAGCTGCCCAGCGCGCCGGCGGTATACTGCCAGTCGGCCTCTGTCATGGGCTGCACGATGGCCATGCCCTCGCCCTGCTGCGCGCCGTCCTTGTCATAGCACACCATGCTCTGTCCATAGGTGTTGATGACCCACGCAAATGCGTCTGTCATACCCTCACCCCCCGAAACACAAAATCTCTGTCCCGGAGCCAGGGCCCCATCAGCTCCAGGGCTCGCTGCTCCAGGTCTCCGCCGCCCGCCTGGCGGCGCACCGTCATATCTCCGGCAGATAGGGTGGTCACACCCTGCCAGTCCATCGCGTCCTTCAGCAGGTCCATCACCAGCCAGGCGGCAGCCGTCACATAAAGCTGGGCGCAGTCCTGAGCAGTGACCCCCTCCGCCAGCATACCGTCCAGGCGGCAGCAGACAGCGTCACACAGGGCGCTCAGCGTCTGCTCATCTGCCGTGGGTCTGCACAGGCTTCTGACCAGCGTCAAAATCTCTTCCTTCATGGCCCACCTCAGATCAGAAAGGCCCGGTCAGCCTCGTCCTGTCCATAGTCCTCCCGGCTGTATTCCAGCTGGGTCACGGGCTTGAGCAGGCGGTCCACCTTTTCCCGGTACAGCTTGGCCAGGCCCAGCAGCTCCTCTTCCTCCAGCCGCTCGGCCACCCGGACCAGCAGCTCGTGCTCCGCCTCGGGCTGGGCAAGTCCCGCCAGCCGGACCACCTCGCGGCGCAGGCCCTTCAGATACCGTCGGCCCAGCCGGGCCTCTTCCTCCATGCGCCCGCCGGCGCTTTTGATCACGCCCGCCTTTCGCTGGGCGGGGACCGCCACAAAGGACCACTCATAGGCGTCCTTCGCGCCGCGCAGGATCCCGTGGCACACGCCGCCGTCATATTCCGCGCCCTTCTCGTGGCCGCAGCGGCCCAGCTCCTCTCCGCACACGGAGCAGAGGACCTGCTCCACCGCGCAGCCCACGCTCACCTCACGCTTGATCCCCCCGTCGATCTCGGCGATCAGCGCCTCATTCTCCTCGGTGCGCATCATATAGGCCCAGCCCTTCAGATAGCAGTAGGGCCTGCCGTCCGAGGTCAGGCCGGCTTCACGGACCACCTGGGTGCGGTAAATGCGGGCCGCCTGACCCTTTGCCGACCACTGGTGGTCAAACACGCCGGATACACCCACAAACAGCTCCCCCAGTTCCTTCAGCGTCTCCTCGTCAAAGCGCTCAAAGTCCCGGTCGATCTCGTTGTCGCACAGGCGCACGGCAAAGGTGTAGACCTCCTCCGCCTTCAGCGTCCTGCGTGTCATGGTGTTGATCTGCTCCAGATCCTCCTCTTTCACAGTGTCTACACCGCTCACTTCCGCTTCCTTGCAGATATCCATTTCATTCACTCCTCTCTGCGGCGGCCGCCTGCGCACGATAGAGCGCAGACTTGGCCAGGCTCTCCTCGTCCTGGAGATTGACCGTGCTCCACACGACCTCCATGCCGCTGTCATACCCCTGCAGGCGCAGCCACAGCTGGCAGATCCGCTCCACCACGGGGGTGAGGCTGCGGCGGATGGCGTCGATCTCGCTGGTCATAATGTCCGCCTGCTGGCTGCTCATACGCTCCGTGGACGACCAACTCAGGCCCAGCAGGAAGGGGGGGATCCCCGTTCTGGCCACCAGCTGCTCCAGGATCTGCCGCACCGGCACCTCGCTGTCCAGGATCTGATTGTCGGCGCCGATGACCTTGATCTCCACGTCGCCGGAGGCCACAAAGTCCCGCAGCGCGCCGTTTCTGCCGCTTTGCATGGCGGCGGACCACTCCTGCGCCACCCGGCGGCAGCGCTCCTCCGCCATGCCGTCCTGCTCGCCTTTGCAAACCACGGCAAAGCGCACATTGCCCACTCTCTCCCAGTTCAGCCCAACAGTCTGGTAGATCTTCAGCAGGATCTCCGTGAGAAAGGGCATGGAACGCAGCAGCGACACCCCATAGGGGGAATCCGCCTCCGGCTGGAAGGGGGTGAACAGCAGCAGCTCCTGTCTGGGCAGGGGGCGAAGGGTGCCGCTGCTGTCCCGGGCGCACAGGGCAAAGTCCAGCGGGGTCTCCCCCTCCCGGATCTCCACCTGATTCAGGTTGGCGCACAAAACCGCGGCCAGGTCCCTGCCGCTGCGGTCGGGCACGATCTCTCCTACCGCCCTGCCGCAGGTCAGCATGGAGTCCAGATAGCAGTCCAAAAAGGACTGCAGCCCCCGCTGTCCCCGTCCTGTGGGGACGGTGGCGAGGAACCGATCCATGCCCTCCTGGGCCCGCTTGTCCCGGCACTTCACCTCCACGCCGCCGCACAGACGCACCAGCTTGGCCAGAGCCGCGTCCACCACGGGCACCGCCTCACGAATGGCACGATACAGAGCGATCTCCCCGCTGTGCAGCGGCACATACCCGTCCAGAGCCGCAAAGGGGTGGCGATGGGCGTCACGGATCTGGACCGTTCCCGCAGCCGACTCCGGTTTTCCGCTCCGTTTCCAAAGGCCCATGGTCCTCACCCCCGTTCATCAGACAGCCAGCACGGCGCTGGCGTCCTCAAAGATCTTGGCGTAGCCGGAAATGGTGGTGATGGCGGCGCGCTCCAGCTGGCGGTCGATGATCTTGTCATATTCCACCATCACGTCGCCGGCCTTCACCAGCTCCAGGGCGTAGTTCTTGTCCAGGCCGATGATCTTGCCCTCGGGCACGGCGGAGCAGCGCAGCACCTTGGCGCCCATGGGGGTGATCAGCTTGCCGGTGCCGTGGAAATCCAGGCCGGCGGCGGCGTCCTGCATCTGGCTGAGCTTCATCAGCTTGAGCATGGTGTCGCTGCCCACCAGCAGGGTGTTGAGCTGATAGGGCTCAAAGCTGTTCCAGAAGGTCAGCAGGTCGTCATAGGTCAGGGTGCCGGCCTGGGCCACGTTGATCACAGCGGCGGGGTTGTTGTTGCCGTCACCGTTGAGGATCACATTGACAGCGTCCTCCAGGTGCATCTTGCCGATCTGGGCGCCGATCTGGCGCAGGGTGACGGAAAACAGGTCCAGCTTCTGGAAGCGGATAGCCTCATAGGAGGCGATCAGCATTCTGCCGCGCTTGTTCAGCTTGACCAGGCTGTCACGGGTCTTGACGGTGGTCTGGGGAATGGCAGCGCCCTCTGCCACGGCCTTGAGCTTCTTCTCGTCCTCGGGCACGGAGGTGATGGAGCGGTAATCCATGCCCTCAATGCGGGTCTCGGTGGCGGTGATGTCGGGGAGGATGTTGGCCTCCTCCATGCCCACCTTCACCGCGCGGGCGATGTACTCGGGAAACAGCACCGCGGACTGGGCAGAACTGAAAAACTTGTCCACAATGTCGGAATTGGCGCCTTTCACCTTGATGTCAAAGCGTTTCAGCTGACGCTGGAAGGCGTCCATGCCCTCCAGAGGGGTACCCTTGTACTGCTCGCTGGGGTCCAGCTTCTCCAGCACCTGGCTGAAGGAGCGGCCGGCCTCACGGTACATACCCTTTTCCAGTTTGATGTTTTCGAACTGATAAGCCATCGTTCTTCTCCTCCTCTGATTACAGCTTGATGACAGCGGTGCTGTCTGCGGTGTTGACAGACACGACCAGGCAGGTGACGCCATTGGCGGTGGCAGTCTTGATCTTGCCGGTGCCGTCACCGGCGATCATGCCCCAGCCCACGGTGGGGGCGGTGCCGGAATAGCCCACGCAGGCCATGCCGGAGACCTGAACGGCAGCCATGCCGTTTTTGGTGCTGAGCACCACGCCGCAGGGGGCGTCGCCAGCCTTACCCAGGCCGACTGTACCATCCCCGGTCATGGCCACAGCCATGCCGACCTCCACATTGTCCTGGACCGCAAAGGTAGCGGCCACCTGACCAATGCCCTCGAAAGAAATCTCCATCTTTCCTTCTCCTCTCATGTTGTGTATTGAAACCCCGAAGGGGAGTTTCCAAATATAAAATTTTCCGCTTGACGGGGGTGCCGCCGCGGCGGGTACGCTCCGCTGGGTGTCTTTTTGTGCGCGCAAAAAGACACGAAAAACGCGTCCAAGGGGCGGCAGCCCCTTGGATAACCCCGCCGGGCAAGCCCTTTGGCATGGGAGCGGAACCTACCGGCGTGACGAAACAGGATACACCGTCCCCCCCGCTTTGTGCTGCCGCCCGTTGTGCATATCCGGCTGCACCCGGCCCACGATAAGCGCCTGGTGCGGGTGATTTGGGGAGGCTTCCGCCAAAATGCCCTCGGGGGATTTCCAAAAGGGGGACCGCGGTCCCCCTTTTCGGTCGGTAAAGGGTGGGGTTTGTTAAGGGGCGGGACAATCGAAAGTCCTGCCCCTTAACTGCGTCTTTCCCCACTTTCTGCGCAATCAGAAAGTGGGCCTGCGGAGCACGCCGCAGTATTCCCCTCAAAGCCTTCCCCTCAAGGGGGAGGCAGGTCAAAACCTCGGCCGCTCCACCGCTGTCGCCGCCACCGGTGTCTCCTGCTCCAGACTCATCACAAAGTACCGGATCTCGTCCATGGCGTGATCGTGTACCCCCCCAGTCGGCTTGCGCCGCCCGGGGACCCCTTGTTCTTTCACCTGCGCGGCGGAAGTAAATTCCGCCTTGCGCCAAGGTTTTGCGCTGCAAAACGCTTGTACGGCCCACTGTGCCGCCCCGCCTTGCGGGGCCCCAAAAAGAACACGATCACGCTAAAACCTCGGCCGCTCCACCGCTGTCGCCGCCACCGGCGCCTCCTGCTCCAGACTCATCACAAAGTACCGGATCTCGTCCATGGCGTGATCGTGTTCTTTTTTTACCTTGTCCTGCCCGGACTTCAGGTCCCAGCAATAGAGGGAAAATTCACGGATGGCCGCGTCGCAGCCCCGACAGATGACCACCCTTCCGTCCTGCAGCGCCTCCGCCGTTCGCCGGATCCCCTCCAGCACCCGGTTGTCCGCCTTCCGGACCGTCCACCCCGCCCGGTGCAGCACCTCGATGAAGCTGGCCGCCGAGGGGTCCACGATCACCTGCTCCACCGGCAGGCCGCCGGCCAGCCGTCCCAGGGCCTCCTCATACTCGCTGTCCGTCCTCTGCTTTCCCTCCGCCCGGGCGTCGTAGTAGTACTCACGCACCCGGTACCACACGCCGTTCTTTTTTCCCCAAAGTCCGAAGGACGCCGGGTTCAGCGTGCCGTAGTCGCAGGAGATGCGCCACCGCTCAAAGCCGTCCTCCGGCGGTGCCTCCAGGGCAGCGGGGTCAAAAAAGTCATAGACCAGCCCCTCTGCCGCCACCCATTGACCCAGCACATAGCGCTGGTAAAACACACCTTGAAACATACGCTCGTACCTGCGCCGGGTGGGGGGCGACAGGCTGGGGTTATCCTCCATGGTGAAGTGGAGATACAGCGCCCCCTTCTCCTCCGCCCGCAGGATCCACTCCCGGTAGAACCAGTGCTCCGGCCCCGCCGGGTTGCAGGAAAACCAGATCCGGCCGCCCTCCACCGAGCAGCGGGCGCAGGCCTGCTCCACAAAGGACCGGGGCATGAGCACCGCCTCGTCCAGCAGGACCCCTGCCAGGGTCACGCCCTGGATCAGAGCCGGGCTGCCCTCATTGCGCCCGCCATAGAGAAAGAAGGTGTTCTCCCGCTCTCCCCGCCGCACCGCCACCTGCCCCCGGCTGGGCCGTTCCTCCACCTGGAATCCAAGCCGCCGCAGCACCGGGACCACCGGCGAGAGCAAATTGCGCCGCACCGCGTTCTGCGTGGTGGCGCACAGTCCGAATTGCTGGCCGCGAAAGCAGCTCATGGCCCACAGAAAAAAGGCCAGCCCCATGGCATAGGTCTTTCCGGAGCGCACCGCCCCGTCACAGATCACCGCGTCATAGTCCCTCCACCACTGAAACAGCCGTTTCTGCTTGGGGGACAATCGGGGCGTCGTCAT